AAAAGTAGAATGGAAGATCCAGGAAATACGTATATTCATTTGCATAACTCAAGTAATTTCCGTGACCAGTGAGGAAATAGAGGGTTTGTTCAATGTCATCGTTCGTGTTGTGAAGTTGTTGGTGCATATAGATGTATTCGCCTGTGATTCTCTCGATTACCTGACCACCTATAAGAAGTTCAGCATACTCTATGAGATTTGTAATAACAGAAGGACACCAAACCATATCGTTTTCTCCATTGTCATCAGGTTTTGGATCGGTGAGTGTCACTTTGAGAGTCATATTTCTCACGAGATCACCCTTATCACCAGGAATCTTACACTCTATTATTCGATTAAAACCAACTTCACCATCAAACTGACTTTCTACAAAATCAAAAGCAAATTTGGTATGTCGCTTAAAGTTCATCAGGAAGTATGAAAATTGTGGCTCACCTGTGAGCCATTGGTCTTGGACTCCGGTGGCGGCGAGTCTCAGACGACCAGCCATTCCTACTGTATATGAGTAAAATTTTGGTAAATAAAACGAGACACTACAATAGAATGAATCTTCAATTGAAGAAATTCAAACCTGAAACGATCTCAGATGACAGGGTTTGTGTTTTCATTGGAAAGCGTAATACAGGTAAATCAACCCTAGTGAAAGATATCATGTTCCATAAGAAACATCTTCCAGCTGGTATAGTTCTTTCTGGTACTGAAGAGGGTAACCATTTTTATTCCGATTTCATTCCTGATCTCTTCATTTATGGTGACTATGATAGAGATGCTATAGAACGTGTGATGGCGAGACAACGTAAATTGGTAGGAAACGGTAAGACCAATTGTGGGGCGTTCATGCTTCTAGATGACTGTATGTATGACAGCAAGTTCCTAAAGGATACATGTATTCGTCAATGTTTCATGAATGGACGTCACTGGAAAATCTTCTTCATGCTGACGATGCAGTATGTGATGGATTTACCACCAGCACTTCGCGCGAATGTTGATTATGTCTTCATCCTCAGGGAGAATATTATTCAAAATAGGGAAAAATTGTACAAATCATTCTTTGGTATATTTCCCTCCTTCGACATGTTCTGTAAAGTGATGGATGCATGCACAGAAAACTACGAGTGTCTCGTATTAGATAACACTGTAAAATCTAATAAGATACAGGATTGTGTGTTTTGGTACAAGGCGACAGTAAGGAAGAACTTCAGGGTAGGTGGTCCCGACCTTTGGCGTCTTCATAAAAAAATGTACAATCCCAAACACTTCCAACAAAAGGAAGAAGATGCGAAGAAGGCGACAAAAAAGACAAACCTGAAAATCACAAAGACGCGTTGAGTGTTGAATTCAAAAACATAGGTCTATACTAAATGGCCTCTGATCAAGTGCATACCATGAACCTCGCGGATGATGGCGATGGTATGGTTTCTCTGAACGATAATCCATCCGTGGCTTTTACACCTGAAAAAAATGTACGTGAAAATAAAGAGACGACGATGGATTCTACTCCCATCAATGATATTATGATGGAGCCCCCCATGATGACCGATGAGCCCAGGATGCAGGGTATGATGCCCCAAATGACCGCCCCTCAACCTCAGGGTGCTTACCCCACACCTCAGGCGCCTCCCCAACCTGAGAAGAAGAATCCTCTCAACCTCACTGACGAGCAGCTCACTGCTCTATTCGTTGCTGCTTGCACCGCTATCGCTGTGAGCAAGCCCGTCCAGGACCGCCTTGCGACCTCTATCCCCAAGTTCCTTAACGAACAGGGGGGTAGAAGTATGGTTGGTCTTGCCGCTACCGGTGTGGTGGCGGCTGTTGTGTTCTACGTGGCGAAGGATTACATTGTTAAGCCCTGATTGGCTGGTGTTTCCCAACCCATGTTACTATAAATTGAGGTATCAATACCCATATAATATGTTAAAAGGGCTCCCGCTGTGAATGTCCCCATGAGCAAGGCACTCAATTTAAGTTTCTTGCTATTGGAAGCACCAGGATCCTCCACAGCCTCTTTGGTATCGTCAAAAATCTGGTTTAAGACGTAGGTGAGAACAAAGGCGATCACAGTAGAAGCCAGGAAAAATACGCGATCCACCGCCAGGCGGGGGATACTACCAACCACCAAGCGTAACATATTGGGAATGACAAGGGTCATCCAGACAATATTTACAGTGTAGCTGTTGGAAAAGTTTGGAACCATAGACATCCCATATATAACCAACCAATACACAATAGCCATTAGTAAAACACTAAGAGGTGTCTTCATTTGTTGTATGATTAGATTATTTATCCTGGATGTGCTCTCCACAGAACATCGTCTTATTTGGTATCTTCTGATAGATTCCAATATTGAGACAAATGTCCCGAAGTTCTATATAGTTATTCCAAAACTCTTCTGAGTGGTCATACTCCTCAACTGTACAATGAGCTAATTCATGTATCAACACATGGAATATCTCATTTGTCTCACCATCTAGACACACAGCAATCTCACCACCCTTGTTTGTGTTGTATCCAACTCCACCGTTCATGCGAATGAATCCCGTTATAGGAATACATCTAACTAACATATGAAACTTTTCATGATTCGTCTCACGTAGATGCTCCCTGAGAATCCGATACTTTTCTTTGACTTCGATCAACTTGTAAGGTTCTCGTGTTTGCAAAAGTATAAATAGACTCAACACGATTAATATCAAAAAAGCTATCATCTGTTATATACAAAGATAAATTTGCTATAGAGTTCTGAAATTGGATTTCCTGTGAGTCCCTCCCAAAGTTCTAATCGAAAACCCAAATCTTCTAGATGAGTCACCAATTGATCTTTATATGCAACCGGTTCCGATTTAGGCCCATCTGCATAGTACGGTGTATCCACGAGATTTACAAACAACTTTTCACCAAAACCCCCATTTCCGTGGTCCTTCATTTTAAAAAAGTTTCCAGAATCATCAAGTAATGGAGTTTTGAAAATAATCTTTTCTGAATCTGGTATGATACCTATCAAATGACCCCCTGGTTTTAGTCGTTTTTTGATCTCTTTGATTGAACTCATAAACAACCCTTTGGATGCAAATATGTAATGAAGTGAAAAGTTGAAACACACAATATCAAACTTTCTATTTGGGCAGTTGTGAATGTCACCCTCATAAAAATTGACACGCATATGCATATTTTTAGCACGTGACCGTGCCTCCTCGAGAGCACTAGCTTCTGGGTCACACATATTTATATTCACTCCACACTTGTGCCATTTTTGAAGATCTCCACCAAAACCACAACCAACGTCGAGAATGTGCTGCCCTTTCTGAGCTACACTCTGAATCAACAGTCTCTTCGCCTCGTTGTGGTTTTTGCGAATTTCCTCCATACTTCATACAATTATTACTCTTTTAAATCACTTAGGAGGGCATTGGCAAGTTGCCTCTGTCCAATCTTGAATCGCCCAGCATAGGTATAATTTTTCTTAAATTTATGACTATTTAGAAACTCGATAGTTTTATCTAAATTTACATCACACCGTGGAATGAGACATAATAATTTACCACCGAAGTAGGACACTTTGTCTTTGAACGCGACCACATCACTTCTCGTAAGATTTTTCATGTATATACACGGGCGATTCAGGTTTTCTTCGATTGTTTTGAGGTTTCTGGGAGCACCCCATTCAAACCAGTTACCATCGTTAAATTTACGAATCTTGCGTTCAATGAGTACCTGTTTATTCTCCATGAGATGCTCATCAATCTCTCGGTTCTCCGTGGGAAATGACGTCGTAAAAATGAACTTTTCTCGTTCCCCTTCATCAACCAATATTTCAGTGTTACCGAATGGGACTTTATACACTTCATCCTTTCCAGAAACAAGTCCCACATACACATTGAATACGTTCGAAACGATGTCACCGCACATTGGGGTATCAGTGAATGTCACGATGCCATCTATGACATTGTAATACTTGAGAGTATCATTGACTTCGACCCTTTCAGTAAATAAACCCTTTTCGTAACGAAAGACCACTACATCAACACTTGCTCGATCAAATAATTTTTCATCGTTTGGATACAGGAAGTGTGTGAATGAACCACATTTAACCATTTCCGATATGATCTTCGATGCACTCGTCAATTTTAAAAAGTCGGAAGGAACGATAAAAATCAATTCACCATCATCATCCAAAAGTTCAAAACATTTCTTGATAAAATGGAGATATAAATTTCCATCCGATTTCTGAACATAAGGCGGGTTTCCTACGATTGTTTTGAATGTAGTGTCGAACTGTTGGGACATGAAGTCATTATACACAATTTGTTGTTGAGACTTAATTGTGATACACGGATTAATCGAGGAATCAATTTCATAACATATCATTGGATATTCACTATCACTCTCTACAAACTTTTTCAAAAGATGCCCAGCACCGAATGATGGTTCAAGGAGAAGACTCCCTTTATGTTTTACCCGATCGAAAACATACTGTTGAAGTCCTTCATTGATCGTGAAGAATTGTCCCAACTCCTTGCTCATTATGTACCAAACTTTCATAAACTTTAAGCGGTTCAGCCCACTTTTCCATAAGCTCAAGCATCTTCCGTTTCATGAGATCTCGATATTCTTCATTTGTTCGGGAAACCTTGGAAGATGGCCACGTAATCTGGATACCATTGGATGGATTGATTCTAATATGCTCCTCTGGGATTTGATCAAATGATCCAACCCAAATGCGATTAGTCTCTTTTGTAATGATAATAAGTCCATACTTCCTCAGTTCCTGCTCTAAAGGTGTATTTACCAGCGTCCTGGCGATTTCCACAGTAGTATGACACCTCGAAGCATTGAACACGTACTTAACAAAACTTGTCGAACCGACGAGATTATTGGCTTGTGTAGGTCGATCCTCGACAACCTTGATGTTAATCGGTAAATCACCCAACCACACATCCCCAATGTCCCTATTAACCCCTCTTCGCACACCCATGAAAGTGCGTGTGAGGTACTCTGAGATGACACCCTCGTCTAGTCGGCTATTGTCGCGACCATCTGAATTTTCCGTGTGAAGTGCGAATGTTTGAGAGGAGAGACCCTCTTCTATGATTGAATAGACAGTCTCAAAATCATTCACGAAGCACAAGAGTTCCAAATACGTACCACTGAAAATCCCCATTTCTTAGTACATGCTGTACCCTTTTAAGTCAGGTACTTAGGTTTTCCTGGCTTAAAGTTTTGACGTCTTTCAGATGTATAATGTCTCTTGAAACCGACTACACCACCGTACCCGGGCAGATTTTCGCTTGTCTTTCTATCATCGGACCTGAGGCGCCCCAGAAGAGTGATAAGTTTGGTATTAAGATCCGCGGTGCCTTTGGGACTCGTGACGAGGCGGCGAACCATGCGAAGCGTCTTCAGAGGGAAGATCCCACTTTCGATATCTACGTGGTTGATATGTACAAGTGGCTGCTGATCCCACCCGATCCCACGAAGATTGAGGACGTTCATTACACGAACGAGAAGCTCGAGGAGATTATGTCTGGATACAAGGAGAATCAGGCTCAGGCTGCGCGCATGTTCAGTGAGCGTAAGGCTGCCATGACTGCCGGTACAAACCAATTCACTCCCGGTGATGAGAACTCCAAGTTTTATACTAAGCCCGACGAAGCGCCTATTTCTCACCCTGCTGAAGTTCTGGAGCGTCTCAAGAAGGAGAAGCCCGACACTCCCATGGAGGATCTCGTCAAGGAGGCTGATGCGATTGTCGCGATGGAGGTTATGGAGCGTCAGAAAAAGCGTGAAGCCGAAGCTAAGCTTGAGGATGTGAAGGAAGAACCTGAAGAGGAGGAACAATAAAATATAAACTTATAATAAAACAAATGTTCAGAATTATTGTCACGATAATTCTGGTAAGTGCCTTCTTTATTTTGTTTTTTAATCCAACGTTTGAATTACAAAACAAAACAGATTCGAAATCTAAAGTCAGTACAACTGCTGGTTTTATTGAGGATACAGATGACGCGGTCATCAATCCGAGATACCCAACACAACTCATGAAACGAGATGCATCGGGTGAATTACGTCCTATCTATGGGGATATAGGTAAAT